TTATTGCGTATTGTAAGGGTATCCTTAAGGGTAAGTAAGTCGATGCGTAAGCTATCCCTTGTCTTGATGTTAGCTTTAATTAAGCTATCTATTCTGTTGTTTTGGTAGCTTACTAAATTAGTTAGGCTATCAAATGAGTTGTTAATCTTCTCGCCTTCTGACCGGCTAATAACAATCTTGTCCTCGCCGCCTATCTTCTTAACGTATTGGGCGAAGCTTAAACTTGGTGCTATTAGTATCGACAGAATTAGCAGAATCCAATTTAGCCTTAACTTCATTTAGTTCTGTTTTTAATTCTTTAACTTCTTGTTTTAAGGTAACTATCGTTTTAACTGTTTTAGTTATTACCTTCTTGTTATCCTGAGAAGCCACACCCTGCACCGCTTCACTTTGCACTTGGCTTTCTTTTACTTTGTCTTGCAACTCTTTAATTTGGTTATCGGTCTTAGTTCCGCAACCTATCAAAGCAACCAATAATAAATAGCGCATTACTTAAACTTTTTAAGAGCCTTAAGGTCTACTGCCATTTCCAAACGAGCCGTACTCGCTGCATTACTGCTATCACTCTTACGCACCATTTCATACAAGCTGCCTATCTTTTCGTCTTGCTTTTCGTTACGCTTTGCATTGTCAATATACAAGTAACTAATACCGCAAATACATAAAAACAACATACCTACGACAGGGTTTTTGCTAAACTCTTTGAATGAAATAGGTAACGGGTTAGCTGATACGTTTACGCTTCTTGCTGCTTTTGCCATATTATTTACGTTTCCAAAAGAATAAGATTAGCGTAATTATCAATATAAGCGCGATTAGAGCCTTATAAAATTCGCTAAAGGACTTATCCTTAGTTTTAGTTATCTTCGAAATTTGGGTACTTTCTGTGCGATTGAGAGCCATTGAGTCCGTCTTGGTCTGCTTACTATCTGTCTGCTTCTCTTTTGTACCCTTTGTGTAGGTCTCCGTGTACTTAGGAATTGTTATCATACTATCCTTAGTAAGCCACAAAGTATCGTAGTAAGTTATTGTCTTGGTAAAATACTCTTCCTTTTCTACTATTTTAGTTACGCTATCTAAAACGATAACACGCACCGAGTCAAATGTTTTAACAACTGTGCTATCTAATTTATCGGTAGCCTTCTTAACTGAGGCGCACGAAGTAAGTAATAAGGCTAAAAGAATTAATCTCATTTAAGCTTTTTGGTCATTTTGTAATAGTATCTAATAGCCATACCACCAGAAACAATAGCCACCAAACTCGCAATCAATGTGAATAGTGGTTGAATATTTGTAATGCTTAATGTAGCACTTACTAAGGAAACGATTGTTGATTGGTCTGCTTGGTTGTTATTTGCCATTATAGTTCTTCTTCTTCTTGTTTGTTAAATTCTACGCCAGTTACCCAATCTTGTAAGAAGGTAAAATTCTCAAGACCTTGTGGATTGACTACGTTAATTATTTGAAAATCAAATTCTTTATCATTTAGCGCATCAATATCTTTGGTAAGCTTCTTGATACCTTCCTTTGAGAATTTGTAATCTCCTTTTTCTGTAAGCACTAAAATACCTTTTTCGTCTACTGAAGCGTTATCTAAGCGAAGTTCCTCAACTTGTGAGTTGTAATCTTCGTGGTACTTTTTAACCTTCTCATAAACTTTTACAAGCTTCTTAGCTACTTTTGTTTCTTGATTTCCGATTACTGCATTAATGTCCTGCACTAATTGTTTGATTTGTTTGTACTTCATTTTCATTGTTTTTTATTTGTAAAGATAATTGTGGATTGCTAAACGGCAAATTAGTATCTAATAATTTCCATTTATGTTTTTTATGTGTTGCTTTATAATTTTTTAAACATTGTGTTATACAAGAAGGTTTTGCATTAATTTCTTTATATATATATCTTCTATTGTACCAAACCTTTATTAAATTATCATTTAAATCAAATTGTCCAATAGGTTCATATATAGAAAGCCAATATTGTTCATTTGCATATTTATGGTCTTTAGTCCATTTACCATTTGATTTTCCTTTTAAACTATTAGAAACTTTTAATATATGCTCTGGTGATTTTGTTTTACCTTTTAAAGCCTTTGATATATTTAACTTTCTTTCTTCTGTAAAAGGGGGTTTATGTTTTGCAGCTTCTCTTAACTTAGCTTTTTGTTCTTCTGTTCTTTTTTTCCCTTTATTCCAACAACCAGTAAAATCTTCTCCGCCATCAGTTAAATTAGCTAAAGTTCCTGTCTTTTTATCTATTCTGCCATATAAAGAAACAAACTCTTTTTCTTTTTCTAATGCTTGTTCTCTTGTCAAATCATCAAATAAAATTTCAACTATATGATTTGTTTTTGATGCAATAGATTTCCATAAATGATTTCTATGCCCTTTTTCATAAGCTCTTTTTAAATGAGTAGCTATACCTATGTAAAAAGGCTCATTTTTATCCAATCTAATATGTCTGTACAAATATGCCATAATGCAAATATACTAACTATTCCAAGGAATTGGTAAATTTACAATCGGTGGGTTTTTAAGGTTCTCAATCTGTGTAGCTAAGTTTAAGTCCATAGCTTCTACGTTGTTACCTGCAACTAACCACTCGCATACTTGCTCATAAGTTAAATCTTCGTAAGCAGTAAAATCGGTTTCCGAAGGAGTAGCACAAGCCATTGAGCCGTACACTTCTGCGGTGTATTTTCCGTCTTTGCCTTCGTATCTCCAATGTACTGTTTTTACTACATCGGTTAAACCATCTTCGCTTGGTGCGGTGTCCATTTGGCTAATAAGCCATTTTGTTTCTAATGCCATTTTATTTTATTTTAAGGTGTCCCTTGTAATGCAGGGATTGAATAAATTTGTCCGTTAATTTCTATGTAAATAACTCCTGTGGCAGTACCAGTTCCACCTGCTGCGTAGCTTCCAAGTTTCCAAGGTTGTGCGCTACCAGAACTTGGTGCGGTTGTTTGTATTGCACCTGCCTTACTTACACTAAATTGAGAAACGCTACCAACTTTTAAGTTTAATAATTTAGAAGATGCTCCACTTGCCGTGTTAGTTACGTTTAAGTAAATACCATCTGGGTTGCCCGTAGTGTTCCAAGTTGTATCAAGGTATAATGCACTTGCATTTGATGAAGATGAAACTACTTGACCTGAACCATCAAAGTAAGAAAAGCTACTTGAAGGCAATACTGTATTATATTGACCTGTGATTGCAACACTTCCTGCTACTTGTAGTTTTCCTAAAAAGCCCTCTGTTGATGTTCCGATTAATACTGAACCCCCACTTGTTATGCGCATACGTTCTGTGTTGTTAGTATATGCTATAAAGTCGCTAACATCACAACCTACTCTTACGTTAAAAGAATTAGCACTTCCGTTTGCTTGAAAACCGATTGTACTAATTCCATTTGATAAATTAACTACTCTTGCTGGTACTGAATCATCTGTACTTTGTGCAACAAATACTGCACCTGTGCCTTGTGTATGCAATTTAGCACTTGGCGATGTAGTACCTATACCTACGTTACCGCCTGTAACTCTCATTTTCTCTGAACCACTATTATAAAAAGCAACATAAGAACCATCTATAACAGTTCCACCATAAGTACTTGTTCCATAATTATAAGAATAAATAGAGCCTATACCTGCTCCTGCTGAGCCATAAGCCATAAACATACCTGCACCTGTTGTTCCTGTAAATCCTCTAACGGTTGCACTTTGTCCTATATCTACACTACTTGAGAATGTAGCTGCTCCGGAAGATGCTATTCTAAATCTTTCTCCTGAAGATGAGCCGTTCCAAGTATAAAATAATAAATCTGTTGCTGCATTTCCTGCATTTACATTTAGTGCTGAAATTCTAGCATTTGTAATACCTGAAATAGTTGAGCCTCCCCAAGTTCCAAACCAAATATCAGCACTATTACTTAATGTAGAAGCAGCAGTATTTACAATAAAATGCCCCATTGATGAGCCTGTGCTTGTATAAGCAGTTGTAAGCAATCCCCCTGCCGTTACACTACTTGAGAATGTAGCTGCTCCTGAAGAGGCTATTGAAAATTTTTGTTGGTCACTTGGGTCATTAGAAGTTCCTATGTTGAAAGTACCCGTATTATCGTTTGTAACGTGCCAAGAGCCATCTCCATTTTCTAATAATAATGTAGCCCAATTTGCAGAACCACTTGTAATTGCTCTCATATAAACATTACCACTACCACCACTTACATCAAGCTTATATGTATCATTAGTGTTACCCAAAGATAAATTACCTGAAGCGTTAAGGCGCATAGTTTCTGTATGACCACCATAATCAGAATTTAAATTACCAAACGCTATGGCTCTACCAACACCTTGTATATAACTTGAATTATTAGCTCCTGTATTTAAAAATGTTAATGTTGGTCTATCTGATGTTGTAGAAGTTTTTAAAGTAACACCTCTATAATTTATTGATGCTATTTCAATGCCATTACCCGTTTCTTGAACGATACTATCCCCTATTGTACTTGCACCTGTAAACTTAGGTAGGTAGTTAGTAGTACCTGTTCCCGTTACTGGATTGGTTAAAGC